TATCCACTGGACCACGTTGGCCTGATAAAAAAGGTCAGGAGCCTTGGGCTCCCAATGGTTGTGTGCCGCAGCAAGTCTGGTGGCGCGCATGTCTTTCTGTTTACCAAAGAACCCATACCTGCTGCTGAGATGCAGCGGTTTCTCAAAGCCTGCGCCGCCCTACTGGGTGAGGCGGGCCGCGAGATTTTCCCCAAACAAGCTGAAATCCTGGTTGACCGTGGAGACACGGGCAACTTCCTGAACCTGCCGTATTTTGGTGGGGACCAGACCATGCGCTACGCCATTAGAGATGACGGCACAGCTGCAACACTGGAAGAGTTCTACGAGCTGTACGAGCAATGGGTACAAGGCCCTGATCTTAAATTTCCTGAAGAGCCAAAGGCTCCGGACCATCCAATTAAGGATGGCCCACCCTGCTTACAGGCCCTATGCACTCAGGGCGTGCCCGAAGGCACACGCAACAACGCGCTGTTCAACATCGGCATCTACCTCAAGAAGGTCATCCCCATACATTGGGACGACGCACTGGTCGAACACAACCTCAAGTACGTCTCACCGCCACTGCCCAACAACGAGGTTCAAATCCTGGTTAAGCAGCTGCACAAAAAAGAATACCGCTACAAGTGCAAAGATTCACCGCTCAACAGCTTTTGCAACAGCGGGCTTTGCAGGACACGCAAACACGGGATCGGGGCCAACGGGCCAGATGCCCCACAGGTGTCGTCGTTATCCAAGTACAACTCAGAGCCGCCGCTGTGGTTTCTTGACATTAACGGCAAGCGCATTGAACTGGACACAGAGAGCCTGTTTGCACAAGCAGCATTTCAAAAGTCGTGCGTCGAAAAGCTCAACCTACTGCCTCCTACATTGCGCAAGCAGGATTGGGAGCAGCTTCTCAACGCGCTGCTTAAAGAGATGGTGGAGACCGAACAGATTACTGAGGCGAGCGAAGACACCAGCATTACCGGTCGCTTCAACGATCTGCTTGAAGAGTTCTGCACGCACTTGCAACAGGCAATGGACCGCGAAGAGATTCTCATGGGCCGCCCGTGGACAGACGACAACGAGGCTAAGACCTACTTCCGCATGAAGGACCTGGAGGCGCATTTGGTGCGCAACAACTTCAAGGGCATGACGCATCCAAAGATGGCGCAGCGCCTGCGGGACCTGGGCGGCGAACCAATTAGCCTCTTCCTCAAGAACCGCGCTGCACGGTGCTGGAAAGTTCCACGCTTTAATCGCCAGGACGCACCATTCGAGACCCCCGAACAACGGATTACAAGGAGCCCATTCTGATGCTAAAAATTGACGGACATGACAACGCGATCATCGGGCCTGCTATGGTTTGGTCTGAGAACGGAGGCGTGCGAGCCTCGCTGGTGTACGACGCTGAAGTTATCCGCGCGACACTGATGAAGCGTGACGGCATGAGCTCTACAGACGCACGTGAATTCATTGAGTTCAACATTGAAGGCGCATACGTCGGTGAGGACACTCCTGTGCTGGTTTGGCCAGATGACCAGTGGGACGAAGAATGAGTACTCTTAAGGTTTTTGGCCCACCGGGCTCTGGCAAGACCACCTACCTCCTGAGCATTGTTGAGACCGAGCTGGAAAACAATGTGCACCCGATGAAGATCGGCTACTTTGCTTTCACCAAGAAGGCGGCCACCGAAGCGCGGGACAGGGCAATCCAAAAGTTTCCCAACCTGAATCCCGACACGGACTTCCCGTTCTTTCGCACGCTGCACAGTTTGGCTTACCGTTGCCTGGGCATCACCACCAAGGACATGATGTCGCCGGAGCACTACCGCGAGTTTGCGCTAGAGGCGGGCATTGAGCTGGCTATTGAAAACGGTGACGAGGAGTTTGCGGTCAAGGCCGACAACCCCATCCTGAACGAAATTAACATCGCACGCATTCGCGGCATGGACCTGCACACGCATTACAACCTGTCCAAGATGGACATTGAATGGTTTCATTTTGAGTATGTCGAGCGGGCCTATAGACACTACAAGACATCACGCAGCTTGTTGGACTTCACCGACCTTTTAGAGCATGTGCTGTTGGAGCCCGAGCGCCTGCCTAAGCTGGACGCCCTAATCATTGACGAAGCGCAAGACTTGTCACGTTTGCAATGGAGGCTGGTCGAGCAACTTTCGTTGCGAGCCCAGCGCGCCTTTTTGGCAGGGGACGACGACCAAGCCGTCTACACCTGGGCCGGAGCCGACGTCGCGAGTTTCTTGGGGTTTACAGGTGATGTCAAAGTCCTTGATCAATCCTACCGAGTTCCCTCGAAAATCCACGCGTTAGCCAACCGTGTGGTGACACGCATCAAGCAGCGCCAACCAAAGGTTTGGAAGGCCCGTCAAGAGGAAGGTAGTATCAATTACTACAACGACTTTAGCCAGGTGGACATTAGCCACGGCAACTGGCTCATCTTGGCCAGCGCCAATTACATGCTGACTGACATGCACGACTGGATCAAGAGCCAAGGACTATTGTTCGAGCGCCACGGACAACGCAGCGTCAGCGAGAGTATTCTGATCGCGGTGCTGGGCTGGGAGAAGCTGCGCAAGGGCGGCGAGGTGCCGTTCCACGTGCTCAAGATGATCTACAAGTACTTGGACGGTGACTACATTAAGCACGGCCACAAGATGCTGCGCACGGCCGACCAGGCAATCATGTACACCCTTGATCTACTGAAAGAAAAGCACGGGCTTCTTTCTACAGAAATCTGGCATAAGGCGCTGACAAAGATTAGCGAAGACCGCCGGGACTATTTGGTCTCGCTCCTGCGCCGCAACACAAAGCTCACGGGCCACGTGCCCATCAAGCTGTCCACGATCCACGGAGCCAAAGGTGGCGAGGCAGACAACGTGCTGCTGTTGTCAGACCTGTCCACGCGCTTTGCCAAGGACTATGAAAAAAATTCGGACGACATCAATCGTCTGCTGTACGTGGGCATCACCCGCGCCAAACAAACACTGCACATCGTGCTGCCAAAAAATGAACAGAAAGGCTTCAGACTATGAAGCGCGATACCAAAACCATGTCCATGTTCCCTCGGATTTCCGAGTGGCTACCGCCAGCATCTTTTCCCAACCTAAGTGAAGCTAAGGAGATTGCAATTGACCTCGAAACCTGTGACCCCAACATGGAAAGCCTTGGCCCGGGCTGGCCTCGCAATGATGGCTTCATTGTTGGGTATGCTATTGCTATTGACGGTTGGGCTGGCTATTTCCCTGTCGCTCACGCTGGCGGAGGCAATTTGGACAAGCGTATCGTGGAGCGTTGGATTAGCGATGTCATGGCTACACCCGCAGACAAAATTATGCACAACGCCGCCTACGACCTTGGCTGGCTCCGAGCCACGGGATTTAAAGTAAACGGCACGATCTACGACACCATGCTGGCCGCGCCAGTGCTGGACGAGAACCGCTATGCCTACAGCTTAAACGCCCTAGGCTTTGACTACCTCAAAGAAATCAAATCTGAGCAGGGCTTGAAGGAGTCCGCGTCTGACTTTGGTGTGCACCCTAAGAAGGAATTGTGGAAGCTGCCTGCCATGCACGTCGGGGACTACGCCGAGCAGGACGCGGCGCTGACCTTGAAGCTGTGGCATCACTTTAAACCGCTTCTCATTAAAGATGAGGTTGGATCAGTATTCGAGTTGGAGACCGCAGTGCTTCCCGTGCTGGTGGACATCACGCTCAAGGGGATTAACTTCAACCGCGCCAAGTGTGAACGCCATATGGTGGACATGCGCAAGAAGGAGCTTGAAATCCTGCGATACTTGAAGAGCCAGGCAGGTATGCAGGTGGACATTTGGGCTGCGCAATCCATTGCCGCCGCGTTTGATCGCCTGGGTATCCAGTATCCCAAGACAGCAGCTGGCGCGCCGAGCTTTACCAAGAGCTTCTTGGACACGCATGAGCACCCTATGTCTAAGATGATTTTGGAGGCCCGTGAACTGAACAAGACCCACGGCACGTTCTTGGAGCCTTACCTTAAGCACAGTGCAAAGGACGGCCGCGTCCACACCCACTTCAACCAAATGCGTAATGAAGAAGGTGGCACCGTGACGGGGCGTCTGTCAGCCAGCAACCCCAACCTCCAGCAAGTGCCCGCGCGCCACGAAATCATCGGCCCCATGGTGCGAGGCTTGTTTCTGCCCGAAAACGATCAAATTTGGGCAGCAAACGACTTCTCCTCGCAAGAACCGCGCTTATTGGTGCACTATGCCACGCTTTTGGGCCTGCCCGGCGCTGAGAAAATGGCACAGGCTTACCGCGACAACCCCGACACGGACTTCCACCAAATGGTCGCTGACATGGCCGGGATTAAACGCAAGGCTGCCAAGACTATTGGCCTGGGCCTGATGTACGGCATGGGCAAAGCCAAGCTGGCCACACAGCTGGACTTGCCTATGGACGAGGCCAGCGATCTGATTGCCACGTTCCACAGCAAGGTCCCGTTCCTCAAAGGCACCGTCGACGCTGTCATGAAGCGTATTGAGCACCCTGTTTCCGGTGGGTCCATCCGTACCCTCCTGGGCCGCAAGTGCCGCTTCCCGCTTTGGGAGCCCGTGGAGTGGGGCGTGAACAAGGCGCTGCCGCGTGAGCAGGCGGTCATTGAATACGGCGTGCGCATCAAGCGTGCGGGCACCTACAAAGGCCTGAACCGTTTAATCCAGGGATCAGCCGCAGACCAGACCAAAGCAGGCATGGTGGCGCTGTACAAGGCTGGGTTTAACCTTTTGTTGCAAGTACACGACGAAGTGGCACTGTCTGTCAGAAACATTGACGAGGCCCGCGAAGCCGCTGACCTCATGGCCAAAGCAGTAACCCTAGAAGTCCCCTCCCGCGTGGACGTGGAGACTGGACCAAGCTGGGGAGAGGCATCATAATTGAGCTGGGCCAACCGCAGTTGCCCTGGTTGAGAAGTTCGGGCTGGGGGCTTGCTCCCGGCCCATTTTTTCCGATACACTAATAAATCAACCGATAGTCCAATAGAAAGGAGAATTACATGGGAAGAAGACCAGCACCGCGAACTCAAGTTGTACCTGCTCACCCAGAGCCTTACATTCGCCAGCCCCATAAGAAACGGGGTAGACCAAGGAAGAATGGGCGTCCAAAGAAGGACACCTATGACTCTGTACGTGCGTCCCCGTCCAAGCGCGCAGGGGCAAGGTGGATCACCGTGTCGGTACCTGAAGAGGCGTACTACATGCTTAAGGAAGTGTCTGCGTTCTACAAAATGGGAATGGGCGCGTACATGCAAAGCCTGTTGACTCCTGCGTTTGACAAGGCCTACCAAGAATCCCTGACGCTGCAGCGTATTGCTAAAACAAGAGAGAAAGCCAAAGATGAAATACCAGACCGAGATGACGTTCCCCGTCGAACTCACTTTTGAGGTGCTACCGGCCATGCTGGTGGAGGGCACAGAACTGCCCGCGCAACTGGACATTACCAAGGTCCTGTTGACTATCACAGGTCCCAGCGGCAAGCCCCGCCAGGTCGACATCACCAAGACCCTTACCGAGGATCAGATGATGCTTTTTGAAGACGACATCGCGGAGAACTATCGTGCAAATCCTGCGTTTTGAACGGACCGACGAAGCCGTAGCATGGGCCAAGAAGATCATTGGCATTAACGGCATGTCGGGGGATGTCACCGCGATAAGCCTGCTGGACGACAACGATGAGTTCTTGGCGGTCACTGTGTTCTCTGCTTACACAAAGACCAACATTGACATGCACATTGCAGCACGGCCCAAGTGCCACTGGCTGTCGCGCAGTTTCTTCAACGCGTCGTTTGAGTTGCCGTTTCGCGTGCTTGAAGTACCACGGGTCACGGGCCTCATCCGCGCCGAGAACCTTGACGCCCAGCGCTTTGTATCGCGTTTGGGATTTCAGTACGAAGGGCGCATGCGCAAGGCTTTCCCTGATGGTGGAGACCTGGTGCTGTATGGGTTGCTTCGAGAAGAATACTTAAAACATCCATGGAGTGAACATGAAGTTACTAGAGGAACTGTGGTTACTCACACAGAGAGCCCCGAAGGACCGGCAGCCACTGCTTAAAGCAGTAGGCAAGCTACTTGAAGACCAGCGACTGTGGCGTGAAGCCTGGTTGAATGCAGAAAGTAAAGTTGAGTTGTTGACAAGTGAACTAGATATGCTAAGATCACAGCTCAAACATAGAAAGGAGAAAGAGAGCAATGACTAAAAAACTTCTTACCCGAGAGCAAAAGGTATTCAAGGAACTTGCTGCAACAGGCAAATATATCAATACCGGTAAGGTACTGATTGGCCTGACGTACCAGCGTAAGCCTCCGTTGATGACGGATGGTGAAGAGCTGATCCAAAGCCTTTTGCTTGGTAGCTACCGTTGCTTAATCAGCGAACAGACCATGGTGTATCTCATCCTTGCACTGGTGATAGGTGCCAGTCTTTTTGTGGCTTGACGCATATGAAAAAACGTAGCAAATACCGCCCCCGCGTGATTCTCCAAAACCCACTGGAGTTTGTGCTGTCAGGCTTTAAACCTGTGCGCGATCTGCCAGGCATTTACATTGATGTACAGATCAAGAACCGCGCAGCCTTGGAACAAGTCCGCAAGGGCGACGCAACTAAAGAAGACATTGACATGCTGATTGGCGCTTTCAACATTACTGAAGCGCTGGCCATCATGGGCAAAGGCAGCGACTGGCTCGACGAAATTCAGCAAGGGCAAGACGCCTTGCTTGAATTATCTCGACGCGGCGTGGCCAACGGAATGCGGTTCATCATGACAGCCAAGCAGTGGGAAGCCCTGAAGCTGGTGATGGACCTGCATGAGGAGCAGCTGGCGCATGCCACTGTGTACAACATCGAGAAGGCGCACGACTTTGTCCAAAAGGTAATGGCCCAAGGCAAGGCACGTGCAATCGTTCAAATCCAAAAGGAAATAGCATGAATAAGTCTGACAAAATCCGCGAACACTTTCGCAAGTACCCCAACGCCGAGGTGGCCAAGGTGGCTGCAAAGTTCCAGGCACCCGTGCCAATGACATACAAGCTGCGCAAGCAGATCAAAGACGCAGGGTGGTTGCCTGAGCTGGTGCCCGTGCCTGATCTTCCTATTCAAGAAGATGACGTTGACCAGACTCTCAACGAGCGGGCCCAGGACTACGGCACCTTTAGGGACGGCGCTGCGCTGATGCAGGGCATCAAACGACTGCTCGCGGGCCACGCAGCCAAGCACGACAAGACGTTCGCCGATGACCAGTGGGAAGCCTTGGAAATGATGGTGCACAAGATCGGACGCATCGTCAACGGCAACCCCGACAAGGTGGACAGTTGGATAGACATCGCGGGCTACGCCACGCTGGTCGCGGACCGCTTGCAGGGGAACGCGAGGTGAGCGCTGAAGAGTACTTCAAGACTATCCGGTGGAGGGTATTCGCCCTCTTCTTGATAGCCGTGTGGCTTTTTTACGAAACCTGGGGAAACTACTAGGTACATTTTGTACGATACCTGTATAATTTAATTTTTAACCATAGAAAGAAAGAAAGAAGATGAACTTTAATTTAAACATTCACCGCGTCAAAAGCATTCGCTTAGGCGCAATCCGTCCTA